TAGCAGATGGAGCATTCCAGTTCACTAAGGAGGCTGAGAAGAAGCCTGCTACTAGCAAGCCTGCAAAGAAAACGACTACAAGAAAGAAAAAGACTACTGCTAAAAAGACGACTTCTAAGAAAGGAGATAAATAATGGCTGACCTGACTGTGTACGATATAGACCTGGATGGGGTCGACCCAACCTACGTGGCTGCTGCTGGCGGGGGAGATACCTTCGATAATGATGGACATACATTCTTCCATGCTTTCAACGGATCTGGTGCGCCAATAACAGTCACCATCGACAGTCCCGTTGACTGTAACCAGGGCTTCGCGCATGACGTGGCTGTAGCGATTCCCGCTGGCGAGGACCGCATGATAGGGCGATTCCCTGTGGGACGTTTCCATTCGTCCTGTAGCGTGACTTACTCGGGCGTGACTTCTCTGACCGTCGCTGCCATAAGGCTTGTGCCTTGATCAACTTCAAGATGCACGGCACTGGTGCCGCTGTAAAGAGACTCAAGAAGATACAGAGCGACTTCGAGCATAAGCTAGGGGCCGCTACAAAGGCTGCTGCTAAAAAGGTGGAGGCTGACGCTAAGACATTAGCGCCCTATAAGACGGGTACGTTAAGGCGGTCTATCACCACCAGCGATCCCATTAAGAGCGGTGGGGATGTGTACTGCAAGGTGGGTACTGACGTGGAGTATGGGCCGTACCAAGAGTACGGAACATCGAGGATACCAGCCCACCCCTACCTGCATCCTGCCCTTGACGCTAACCAGGGCGATATAGCCGAGAAGATACGAGACGCATTAAAGAAGGCGTTACATTGAGCTTTGAAGAAGACCTTAACACATATCTGAGGGCTAATGTGCCTTCGGTGGCCAACAGAGTAAAGCCCGTTAAACTGTCACAGAATACCAGTTTTCCCGCGCTTACCTTTATGCGGCTCAACACTAACGATCTCTATTCGCATGATGGATACTCGGAGCTGACAACCCCGCTTATAAGGATAACCGTATATGCCAAGAGCTACGAGGAAGTGAGAGAAACGGCCAAGGAAGTAAAGGACGCTATGAGGGGCTATACGGGGATGATGGGTGCTACCGACATAGGTTTCTCGCTTATGGCCGGTGCCGGTGACCTCGACTTGATAGACCCTGATTGGGAAGACTCGGAAGGGAACCGTGTTTATTACACGCCCCTAGCCTTCAGGATAATGTATACGGAGGTATAAATGGACGAAGGATATACCACCCGACAACTACCATGCGGGAAACACGTATGGTACTGCAATAACTGTGCTAAGAGATTCAGTGTCAAGAAGAATATGCTTGAGCATATAAAGACCTGCGGGAAGGAGGGAGAGATGGACGAGGAAAAGGCAAAGGAAATAACCGAAGAGATAAAAGCGAAGGCCGAGAAGATAGCGGTCGAGAAAGCCAAGGAGAAGGACTCAAAGCTTGTCTTACCTAAAGGCGTAGAGAAACCCAAGCCCGAACCGCCGCCCAAGGCTAAGAAGGATGAGGGCTATACGACTCGACCCTGGAAGGTAAAGAGCGCCACGAAGAAGATAGACTGCTACGTCTGTAAGTCATGCGGCAAGGCTCTACTCTCTGAGGATGAGATGAGACTCCACGTTCCCCAGTGTAAATAGATCGTAAGACCCCAAAGACTCAAGGCCCCTTACGGGGGCCTTTTTGTATAGGCAAAAACTAACACTTCTAGGAGGTGTGAAATGTCCGAAAAGATATGTGCACATGGTACTAAGTTCGGTTACGGCTCCCCGTGCGTTGACGTCGCTGAAGTCCAGGATATCAACGGCCCCGGCATGAGCCGTAATGTCGCTGACGTGACCAGCCATGATTCGCTTGGTTTTACATCCAAGCTTTCTTGTCTGGCTGATGCTGGTGAGATAACTTTCCCAATAGTATTCGATCCCGTTGAAGCTACTCATGATGCGGCTACCGGCTTATTGTCACTGTGGGCCTCTGGTGACCTCGAAGACTTCTGCTTGACCTTCACCGACGTAGGCGGCACCGAATGGCAGTTTGCAGGCTTTGTTACTGGGTTCGTTCCCAAGGCTCCTGTAGCTGGCAACCTCAGCGCCGACGTTACCGTGACCATAACCGATGACATCAACTTCACGCCGTAAACATGAGATGAAAGGAGAGAAGCCATGACGAAGAAGTTGACCCCCACGGTAGAGATTGAACTGGACAAGAAGAGGCCTATGGCGCTGGACTTGAATGCGATGGTGACCTTCGAGGATATCACCGGCGAATCGTTCTTTGACGCTATGTCAAAGATGCAGACGATGATGAGCGCCAAGATAGTCCGGGCGTTGTTATACGCCTGTCTGTCCAGCGGAGACGAGGACATAGAGATAGTTCCCTCGGATGTGGGGAGGATGATCACCGCCGAGAATATCCCCTACGTCACCGAGAAGATACTGGAGTTAGCGACGCTCTCTATGCCACAGACGGAAGCGAAGGGTGAGGGAAAAAACGAGAGCCGCTCGACTGGCTGAGAATATGGTCAGTCGGGCGGTTTCTTCTCGGTTTATCTGAGGATGAATTCTGGCAACTTACCCTTGCTGAGTTCGATGCTCTACAACAGAGATACTTCGATGAACGGGATATAGCCGACTACCGGGCGGGTGTTATAGCCTCCACGTTTATCAACATGTTCAAGGATAATTCCAAACACCCCGAGGCCATTACCCCTGCCTTCTTCTTTCCCAACTTAGGTGAAGGTGAACCACAAGGCAAGTCCGATGAACAGATGCTTTTAACGGCTCAGATGTACGCCGCTGCAGGGATGGGGAAGATAGTTACCAAGGAAGATAAGGATGGAGATTGAGAAACTATACGTCACAGTAGGCGCTAATATACAGGAATTCTCCCGCAAGATGGGCTTGGTCGGCCAAAAGCTAGGGGCCATCGGGGGTATAGTCGGCAAGCTCAAATATCCCTTGATGGCTGCCGGTGGTGCCGTAGTCAAGTTCGGCGCTGACTTCGAGAAGGCCATGACGCAATCCACGGCTATCATGGGAAACCTCTCGGACGAGATGCGGGACAAAATGGAGACCGCCGCCAGGGAGGTAGCGAAGACCACCGAGTTCAGTGCCAAAGAAGCTGCCGAGGCTTATTACTTCCTGGCCTCCGCAGGGTTGGATGCTACCCAGTCTATCGCCGCTATGCCTGCCGTCGCCGCCTTCGCGCAAGCTGGACAATTCGACTTAGCCCAAGCCACCGACTTACTCACCGATGCTCAATCCGCATTAGGACTCGCATCGGCTGATGCCGCTGAAAACCTTGCCAATATGACCCGCGTATCTGACGTGCTGGTAAAGGCTAATACGTTAGCCAATGCCTCAGTACAGCAATTCTCCGAAGCCCTCACCTCCAAACTCGCCGCCGCTCTCAAGGGACTTGATAAAGATGTTGAGGAAGGCACCGCCGCCCTTGCCGCCCTTGCCGACCAAGGTTTGAAGGGTGCGGCCGCCGGTGAAGCCCTTACCCGCCTACTCGAAGAACTACAGGTCAAGGCGTTAGACAATGCCGCAGCTTTCGAGGCTGCCGGGGTAGCCGTCTATGATACCGCTGGCAATATGCGGAATATCGCCGACATCATAGCCGATGTCGAGACTGCCACCGAGGGCTTGACCGATGAACAGAAGACCCAGCTATTCCAGGAACTAGGCTTACAGAAGCGCTCTATGGCCACCATGAAACAGCTCCTGGGGACCTCGGATGCTATAAGGGAATACGAAAAAGCTCTGAGGGACGCTGGGGGGACCACCGAAGACGTAGCCGAGAAACAGCTTCAGAACTTTTGGTCACAGTTAGGTCTAGCTAAAGACCGCCTGATAGACGTCGGCCTGACCGTCTGGGAGAATCTAGGCCCGCCCATGTCTCAGGTGGTCATGGGTACGATGGATACTCTTGAGCCTATCTTCCTTACCTTGGGCGAGACGGTAGGAAAGATATTCGAGCAGTTTGGCCCGGTGCTCCAGGAGACTCTAGGACGGTTCGGCGAATTGCTAGGCAGAGTCCTTGGTAAAGTAGCTGAGTCAGGTATCTTAGAAGACCTTGCCGAGATAGCTTCTATACTGGCTGATAACATCCTCGGTGTACTTGAGGACCTTTTGCCCCCTCTTACTGACGCCCTCAACTTATTCCTTGATATCGTAACCCCCGTTATCCAAGTCGCTGACAAAATGGGGCTTATCAAAACCGCCCTATACGCCATCATCGCTACCAAGGTAGCACATGGCATATCTTCTATGGTTTCTGGTTTCGCACAAATGGCGGGCTATACCGCTGGTTCAGCTCAATATCTCGGCATCATGGCAGGTAAAGTCGCACTGGTGGGAGCTGGAATTGCTGCCGCTGTTCCGCTTGGAAAAGCTCTTGGTGAGGCCATTGAAGGAACCAACAAAGCTCTTGAGGGCATGGAAGAGGGCATGGACGGGCTTGTTGCTAAATGGGATGAGATGGGCCAAGCCGCCCGGCAGACAGCTATTGACCAGTTAAATGTCGAACTGGAAAAAGCGAAGGCGCTTTGTGGCGAAAACAGCATGGAGGCTATCAATCTCAGTAATGCTATCAATGAGCTTGAGCGCGGATTTGATTCCAGTGTTGAGACGATACGGAATTGGCATGACCGCTTCTCGGAAGATATGTTGGATTCCGTTGTGGTGGGCTCAAGCGCCTGGGACCAGATGCTTGATGACGCTGAGCAATTCGGCAAGGACATGTCGGAAGGCACCAACAATCTCCACGGCGAGATTATTGGTATGTATATGAGCCAGAATGAGAAACTCCATGGCCTAGCTGTAGACGGCGCTAAAGGATTCGTCGAGGGCAAAATGGAGGGCTGGCGGGACGTTGGCCCCGATGCTATGGAGGATATCAAAACACAGCTATTCGACATCATAGCCAACCCTGACGAATACAAGGAAAAAGGTACTGGTGGGATTCATGAATTGCTGATGGGCATGGCTGACAAGTGGGGCATCGACCGGGAAAAGATTATCGAGATAGAAGATGACATACTCAACCTCTTGGGCTTAGAGGGACAGGCTGGTCCGACTGGGACTGCAGTCGGTAACGCATTTACTAGCGGGGCTGCTTCAGCCATAGAGAATTATGACTGGGAGGGGCTGGCAAGTAGAACCATGTCCAGGCTCAGATCGTTCTTCGGCGGGGGAATCACCGTACCGATAACCACTACTGGTGAAGGTGGGAAACAGTCTCATATGGGAGCCTACATCATGCACTCAGGCGGTGTTGTTCCCAACTTTGATTATGGCGGCCTTAACTGGGATGAGGTATCGGCGACTCTCCTGAAGGGTGAGGGCGTTCTAAACCGATTCGCCATGAGGAAGTTGGGCGTCGCTAACCTCAACGCTATGAATGCGGGGAGGATGCCGGGGGGTGGAGATACTATTCAAAACTTCGATTTACGAGGGTCACAATTCACCCTTCCTAACGCCCATGATGCCGAGAGCCTTTATTTAGATATTTCTAAGAAAATGGCACAGCAAGCGGCTTTAAGGGGGTCTGTGAAACGCAATGAGTAATATTATCCGTTTTGTTGAACCCGATTTAACGACCGTTAGGCTTACTGTTGATTATATCGAGGATATGACTGATATTCCGTTACCAGATAATACTAAAAACTGGGCCTATAATGATACTGACGGTGCTGAATTAGTCGATTCAAAATATGAGAATATTAACTTGACTTTAGCATTCAAACTGCATGGTGTATCGAAAGCTGATCTTGGGAATGATGTATCAGATTTACTTACCGAAATTACCCGTGACAATATTTTAGAAGTACAACTCGATTCGGGTGATTCGTTTTTTTATGATACTTATGCTTATGACCAAGCTGAAGCACACAGCCTTATAAAGAGATGTTTCCGAAAAGGGTTTATCGTCCATCCTTTCCTTATTAATCTCAAGGCCAATTACGCTGTACGGGGAGATGAAGAAGAATTAGATCTGATAGAAAATCTATTTTGTAATTGGTCTTTCGAAGATAGAATAGGAAATAATTTTGATTGTCTAACCGAAACGGCAGTAAATGGTGCCGGAGTCGCCACCCTAGAAGCGTATACTCTCGATAAGGTCTTCGGCGATGTTTCTCTGCATCTAAAAATCACTGCTGGGGGTGGGGGCGCAGAGGCGACGGTTATCACCACAAATTTCATAGATATAAATTACCTCAGTTATTATCACTTTGTATATAATGCAAAGGCTGCTGGGGGAACTGTAAATCTTGATGCTACTATCAAGCAATATGATAATTTAAATAACCATATTCCTGGTGCTGACATCGTAGATAATCCTACGGGAACTGGTGCATGGGAGCTTGAAGGATTAAGAATTAACCGTTTTAGTTTGCCTGCTCCCAGCTGGCACGCTGACTGTCGTAAAGTCAAGATAGAATTTTCTGTCAACGGTGCGGCTGCTGAATGGTTTATTGATGGCGTCACCTTTACTAACTCGGACTATCTCAGAGCTGACGGAGATCATATGTTAGCTAATCCCTGTTCAGTTACTATTCCCAATGTTGATCTCAAGGGGGATATCCCTGCTCCTTGTGATATATTCTTTGCTAAATTTGGAGAAGATGTTGCTGAAACTACAGCACTTTACTTCGGGGCGAAGGCTAATCCAAGAGATGACTTCTGTGCTTTTATTCAATCCGAAACAGTGGGTACGCCCGGAACATCCAATATGGCTTTCGGGGGTGCTTACCGCTCACTGCCAGTAGGTAACCAACTTATTCTTAATAACAGTCTTGATACCGTTGTGGGAGTAGTGGGGTCAAATGCTGAGACCTGGAATAACTGGACGGATAACAGGGGAACGGGCTACATGGTTGCTGTACCAGGTCCGTTATGGGTTAAGCATGGTGATTATAGCATCCAGACGGTAGCCAATACTTTCCCCGGTCCCGATACGGTCACGCTCACTTCTGATCTAACAGCAGTAAATATAGCAAATGACCACCTATTCTTTATCTGGTATATGGCTTGGATATATTCGGGTGTCGGGCGATTCTTGGTAGAGATAGAATGCTATGATGCAGTCCCCGCTCTCACGGGTACCCTTACCGTGATAGATACCAAATCTTACAAGCGCCCCTGGACGCTGGCACCTCTACAGATAGATGCTGCTGACTGGCCAGCATTAACTACTCAAGTGAGAGTGAAGATAACGGCAGTTACCGGATGGCAACCGCAGGATGGGCAATCGACGGGAGATATCATTTTTTGGGATTATGCCTACCTTAAGGAAGGTACGCCGTTCTTTGAGGGCGATGAAATTATCGGACATCTCGGTGAATATGTAATACCCTTTCTCCATTACAAATCTACCGTAGCGCAACAAAATAGAGGAGCAAGCATAAACGGCAGAGTTAGCTTCGGTGCTCTAAACTGGACCGATTGGTCCGAGATAGATGAATCAGCACTTGATATGAAGAATGTTTGGACGTTTCAAAGAGCTAATTTTAAACCTTTCCAATTTCCCAATTATGGTTTTAGTGATAATGCTGATATATATGCTTTTACTCAAGGGCTGCAGTTAGTGTCAGGTGAAAATGTAGCTGCCGCTACAATGTATACAGATATTGTAGCTCTTTTGCCTTGTGATAATGGTTGGGCAGTAATAGAATCTGAAGATAATCAATATCTCTTTCTGGATTCACGTTCTCGAACTCCCAGAGTTTTAGCAACGTATGGCGATTCAATACTCGGCTTTATTATCCCGGAAGGTTCGATTAAAAAAGGTTTTACACTCGACCCACAGAATGGTACTAATCTCGGTGGTCTTCTGATCTGGACCGATGATAACGGCAATCAACTAGCCCAATGGCTTGCCGATATAAAGATAAAGTATTGGCCCTATTATCTAGTAGCACGATGAATATTTTAATCTATGATATCTACGGCCAGCGTGA